GCAGTTGTTAGCGAATTTTCAACCGACCCAACATTTAGTGCAGACTCAAATAATGTTGTTCCAACACAACGAGCTATTGCAACATTCCTTGCAGATAGATTGTCCGTAGGTGGTGAAAACTTAGAAACAAACACTATTGTTGCAGGTAGAGTTAGAGTTGGTACTGAAAATAATATTATTGAAACTACAACAGCAACGTACCTGTATTTTAACAGAGATGTTGATATTTCAGGACAAGATGATTATGGAAACGATACTGCAATCGATGGTACAATGATAGCAAATATGTTGTTCTTAAAAACTGCAAACGAGACTATTCAGTAGGTAATACGGAATTAGATAAATACTTTAACGGAGTGAAATAAATGGCTGAATTTAAACTAGGTAGAATTAGATTTGTTTGGAAAAACGACTGGGTTACCGATACTGTATATTACAAAGATGACGTAATTGCGTATGGTGGCAAAATATACATTTGTGTGATCGGTCACACAAGTGCAGCTGATTTCTTTACAGACTTAGATGTTGTTCCTTCAAAATGGAATTTAATTTCAGATGGTCAAACTTGGAAAGGCAACTGGAAAACAAACACAAGATATGTATATAGTGATGTTGTTAGATACGGACCTAGACTGTATATTTGTAACGAAATCCATACATCAGCAAATACGACAGGTAGCCAAACATTTACAGTCACAGTAGAAGCTAATGAACAATCTCCAGGTAACAATGTGTTTGTTCTTGATGGAGACCAGTACCCAAGCATTCAATTCACACAAGGTTATACTTACACATTTAATCAAGATGACGCTTCGAACAATACGCATCCTTTAGTTTTCAGCCAAACTAAAAATGGAACTCATGCGGGCGGATCAATTTACACAACAAACGTAACTTATTTGCTAGATGGTGTAGCAGTTGCAGATGCTTCAGCATACGATTCAGGATTTGCAGGCGCCACAACACGCAGAGTTCAAATTACAATAGATGAAGCTACTCCAGATCCGTTGTATTACTTCTGCTATAATCATAGTAATATGGCTATAGATGCTGAAATTGATGTAACAAGCGAAGGCTTAGAAACAGATGTAGAAAAATGGGATCTTTACGCAGACGGATTAGATTGGAAGGGAACTTGGATAGCAGGGTTCGCTTATAAGCGTAATGACATGGTAAAATACGGTGGCATAACTTACGTTTGTATAGAAGACCATACTGCTGCTGCAACCGATTCGTTGGGTTTAGAAGATGACATTGAAAAGTGGAATGTCATCAATTCGGGTATAGATTATAAATTAACATGGGCAAGTTCAACAAGATACAAATTAAATGATATTGTAACATATGGTGCTGGAGTATTCATTTGTGTTACAGCACACACTTCAACTTCAGACTTTGGCAACGATGCAAGTAATTGGACTGAGTTTGTTGAAGGTTTGCAATTTGAATCAGATTGGACACCAACTGGTGAATACCAACCAGGCGATATTGTACGTTACGGTGGATTTCAATATATTGCTGATTTAGAAAGTGTAGGTGTTAGACCTGCTCCGTCTAGCGGCAAGGTTACTGGAGTAACACAAGCTAATCCTGGTGTTGTAACTTCTGTACAACACGGCCTAAACTCTGGTAAATCTGTTGCATTTACAGATATAGAAGGAATGACCAACCTTAACGATAACACGTATTATGCTAAAGTGTTAGATGCAGATACTTTTGAACTATATGAAGATAGTGGATTACTAACAGGTCTTAACACAACAACTTTTGGTGCTTACACAACAGGCGGTGTATGGAACAATACAAATATTGCAGAATGGACGCTGTTTAGTGAAGGTATTAGTTTCCAGGGCGAATGGGGAGACGATAGTACAGGATTTGAATATCAAGTAGGTGACTTAGTATCGCATGGTGGTTATACATATATTTGTATTACTGATCATACCGAACAAGAACCACCTAACACACTGTATTGGAAACAACTTAACACAGGTGTGCGCTGGAGAGGTAGCTGGATAGATGATGCAGAATACTATCTAGGTGATATTGTACGTTACGGAGATAACAGCTACATATGCATTCAACAACATATTTCAGAAGGTGACGATTATTCTACAGAAACTGATGTACAACCTGGTGGCGGAGCCCAAAATTCAAGGCCAGATCAAGATGCAACAGGCACTTACTGGAATATTATTGCTGTAGGTACAGAACAAAGTGTTTTAACAACAACTGGTGATTTAGTTTATTACGGCGGTGCTGGCCCTACAAGATTACCTATCGGAACAAACGGTCAAATTTTACAAGTGAGTCCAGACGGTATTCCAGAATGGGCTACACTAAATTCTGTAGATGATGTTTATTACGTTGCAGAAACAGGGGTAGATAGTCCTGCTCCAGAATACGGTAAAAGTTTTGACAGACCATTTAAAACAATACGCTATGCAGCACAACAAGTAGAGCGCGGCGCAAGAAATCGCAATGCAGCAAAACTTTTAGAACTTAATAGAAGATTTATCCAGCGTGAAATTCTAGAATGGACTGAACAGCAAATAGCTGACGGCACATCACCTTTTGATGTATCCTTTACATATGATACAGTAAAGTGTGAAAGAGATATGGGTTTCATTGTTGATGCACTTGTTTGGGATATCACCCATGGTGGCAATGTAAGAACTAGAGAAGCAGCATTATCTTACTTAAATGATGGTTCTAGCTTATATACACTCAATCAAGAAGATGAAACTGTTGCAAGTATTAATTATGGTTTAACTGTAATAGGTAACGTACTAGCACAAACTGCACCTGATGTAAATTATCAAATTACAAGAGGTGATAATTCTACTAGGATTGTAGATCAATGGTTTGACTCATCAATTACAGCAGAATCAGGTGTGCTTGCAGAAATAACAGCACTTGTAACACTGCTTACAGACGCTATTGCTGACGGCGAACCTAATAATGTTCCAGCCAGATTAATTAGAACTAACTTAATTAGAGTAGCAACTGGTTATTATAAAGAAACATTACCAATTATTGTTCCAGCCGAAACTTGTATTATGGGCGACGAACTTCGTGCAGTTAATGTTCAGCCAAGAACTGTATATAATGACAATACGCTAACGCCTGCCTCAGACTTTGTTTATACAAATAAAGCTCTAGAAAGAGTCGAAGCGATTATTGGCGATATTGTAGAAGGTTCTGTAGTAACACCAACAAGCGGAAACACTGAAACACAATACACTGATTGGCCTATTGCAGAAGCTCCGCACGTAGCTCCGGAAGTTACTAGATCTTTTAGATCTGTAAGAGAATATATTGACATTGCATTAGGTAATAAACTTTCTGCATCATTAATTAAAAAATATGATTTAAGCGACGTGAATGTTGGTAATGCTAGAGATTTAATTTTACTTAATAAAAAATTTATACAAGAAGAAGTTACAGCATATATTACTGATAACTATCCTAACTTAAAATACAGTAGAACAAAATGTAAGCAAGACGTTGGGTTTATACTAGATGCACTTGCTTATGACTTGACATACGGTGGTAACTGGCAAATGCAAACAGCAGGACTTGCATACTTTGCAGGTTATTCAGGTGCATTACAAATTGATAGTACAGAGAGGGCAGCAACAGTTGCATCATATGAATTTATGAAAGCACTTGCACAAACAGTTGGTAGAGACATTACAGTTACACCAGTACTACAATCAACAGAACCACAGCGTAGCGGCGAAGGTGGAAGTGTAGCAGTATCTAATACTATAGGTACTTTGTTTGACGGCTTTATTGACATTGTTGAAAATGGCACAGCTCAGGCTAACATTACATATCCTACATTAACAGATGTTGATGAAGATTTAATTAGCCAAAGCCAAAAACTTGTAGCAGAAACAGATACAATTGGCGAAAAGGTAATCGACTTTGTTAATAAAAACTTTGGAAGTTTCAACTATAACAGTTCAGCATGTAGAAGAGATTTAACAAACATAATTACAGACACTGCATATGATGTTGCATTAGGAACAAACTATAATGCTGTCTATAATGGTATTGCATACACAAGACCAACTAACTCTTATAACCTTACAACACAAAAGGTTGAAACAATAGGTGCTATTCGCAAAGCTAGAGATCTACTTAAAGAAAGCGTTACAACAGACGGATCTTCACAATCAGGATCGAGTAATGCTTCAACAAGAATAACAACAGCTTTTAATGAAATAGTAGATATTCTACAGAATGGTACTGTTGCAACAGCTGATCCAGGAGACGGAGTAGTTAATGCATTATCTTTACCAAGCCCAACAGGGGTGGATCAAAACAGAGTAGATGCAAAAGATAACCTTGTTGCTAACAGAGATTTTATTGCAGCAGATGTTGTTGCTTATGTTAATAACAATACTCCTCCAGCAGGTTATAGTGAAACTAAATGTTCTAGAGATGTAAAATATATTGTAGATGCATTATGTTACGATATTTTATACGGTGGAACAATGGCAACAACCAGAATGACAGAATCATATTTTGGATTGTTTGGTGCAATTTATCCAGACGGACAAGTGACAGAAACTGTAAATGCTTACACACATATGGCAAGCATCATTGAAACTATTGTTCAAGAAGGATCAGTAACAGCACAGTCAGGCAACTTAGAGTTGCAAACTACACTTGGTACGCCTGCGACAGCAACAGAAGCAACAGAGCTAACAAATAAAATTACAATTATCACTGATGCTTTAACAGCTGGAAATACTGATAGTGTTCCAGCAGTTGTTTATCCAAGTATTACATGGGCTGATGCAGAATACCAAACAGCACACAGCGACATTTTGTCAGATCGTAGTAATGTTATCAAAGCTACAATTCAATACATCAGCGATACATATAATGACTTTACATATGATCATGCAAAATGTACTAGAGATATAGGATATATTATTGATGCAGCACGTTATGACTGGATGTTAGGTACAAATTATGCAAGTATTGTTGCAGGATTATCATACTTAAGACTTCCTTCTGCTAAAGTTGTTGGGAATCAAAAAACAGCAACTATTGCTGCTAACGAGTATGCACTAGCTCTTGCAAAAGAAATAGTCGATGACAACAGAGCACAAGCAGGGTTAGATGCAACCTGGCAAATCGTACAAGATTATATTTGGCATGGTTCTAGCGAAGGTAGTATTAGACAAACTGCCGACGCAGAAGTTTATAATGCTGTAAGACAATTAGAACTAAACAAAGAGTTTATAGTTCAAGAAGCAATGGCATATGTAGATGACTACTTCCAAACTGTATCTACAGGAACTGTAGATGCAACAGATATAATCAATGTTGAAGATACTACTTGGTTATCTATAGGACAAGAAGTATCATTTGAAAATTTAGCAGACAGCACAAGCGGACTAGATTTTACAAACTTAGTAGAAGGTACAACATATTACGTAAGAGATATCCTAAGCGCAACTCAATTTACCGTAAGTGATACATTGGGCGGTGCGCAAAAAGACCTTGGAAATACAGGCGAAGCATTTGCAGTTATAATGGGTTATACCTACAGCAAGACAGCGTGTGCTAGAGATCTTAGAGAATACATAGATGCAGTTAAATGGGATCTAGAATGGGGTCAAGAATGGAAGCGCGAATACACAAACAATGTAACAATTTACAGACCTGCTTCTTATAAAGCAACCCTAGCAGCTAGATACTATGTTAATGCTGTAATAGGTAGCCAAGAAGAAGATTTCTTCTATATGAGAAATGGTACTGGATTGCGTTTGATGACATTTGACGGATTACGCGGAGACTTAACAGCAGAAAATGCTAACGGAACAAGTCGTGTAACAGCAGGTGCATACAGCTCACTCGATCCAGGTTGGGGTCCAGACGATACTCGTGCATGGATTACAGCTCGTTCTCCGTACATGCAAAACTGTACATGTTTAGGCTACGGTGCAATTGGTCAGAAGATTGACGGAGCACTACACAACGGCGGTAACGACTCTATGGTATCCAACGACTTTACACAGCTTATAAGCGATGGCATCGGTGCTTGGATCACTAATAATGGTAGAGCAGAACTTGTATCTGTATTCACATATTACTCTTATATTGGTTATCTTGCAGAAAACGGCGGACGTATTAGAGGTACAAACGGTAACAACTCTTACGGTGTGTATGGTTCTGTAGCTGAAGGTGTTGATCCAGACGAAACACCAGTAACAGCAGTAGTTGATAACGAAACACAATACAATGCTACAATCGGAAATGTATTTACAGATACAGATCAGATACTTGCATTGGAGTTTAGTCATGCTGGTAATGATTACACAGAAGCAGTAATTGATATTTTTGGAGCAGGCGACGGAGAACAGCTTGTCGCTGATGAATTTAGAGATAATGCAGTTAATCAGGTTAGAATTGTTGAAACTGTAGCTGACAGTGCTGGCGGTAGCGGATATCTTGTTGCGGGTAACACTGCACAAACGGGTTCCAGCACTAGTATAACACTTGCTGCAACAGACGGTCAATTAAGTACAGCATATCCAGGTATGAAGATACTTATTACAGGTGGTGCAGGTGTAGGTAACTATGGACTGATTAACACATATAACTCAGGTTCAAAAGTTGCAACTGTTATTAAAGAGTCAGACGGCACAGCAGGTTGGGATCATGTAGTTCCGGGAACTACAATTACTTCTCCTAACTCTAGTTCTACTTACTTTATTGAACCAGCAGTTTCATTTACAGATCCTACAAGAAGTGCAACAGATCATACAATTACTTCAGGCAATTGGGACGTTTTAGGTTATTTTGAAACTTCTGAACAATTTACAGCAGTTTCTGGACTAGCAAGTGCAGACGGATTAAATGCTACATTCAATGTAACACGTAACGGTGAAAAGTATTATGTAAGTGTTAATGACGGAGGTACAGGTTTTGTTCGCTTAGAAACAGTAACTATTGACGGCGCAGATATTGGCGGAGTTTCTACTACAAACGATCTTGTAATCACAGTAACAACAATTAATAGTTCTACAGGTGCTATTGTTGATTTTGACTTTGAAGGAATAGCAGAAAAAGGCTCCTTTGTTGCAATACCAAGCACAGGTACAAGTGCGCAAGGATCGGTTGATGGGCAGACTTGGTCAAGTGTAACACTTGGATCAAGTGCAACCTGGACAGGATTTGCTTCAGGATTGGCCGATGACGGGTCATCTACTTACAAAGAAAGTTTTGCTGTTGTTGCAGGTAATAATGCAAGTTCAGTGCGTACAAATTACAGCACAGACGGAAGTACTTGGACATCAGTTGATATAGCTGGAATTGCAGTTACAAGTACTGCTAAAGTAGCATTTGGTAATGTTGGTGCAAATGACAACAGATTTGTTGTTATCGGTGACAACGATACTGACATTGCATATTCACAAAATGGCGGCCAAACTTATACAACTGTAGCAACAGCATTACCATCAACTGGTTACACAGGACTAGCATATGGTAAAGGATTGTTTGTAGCAGTTAAGAGTGGAAGCCAAGAAATGGCTTACACATCCGACGGAGGCGAAACTTGGACAACTGTAGCAGCAGGTATGCCTAGTACTGCTGCATGGAGTGATGTTGTATGGGGTAATGGAAGGTTTATTGCAATAGCAGCAGGTACAACCAGCGGCGCATACAGTATTGACGGTAGCACATGGGTTGCTGTTACACTTCCTATCACAGCAAACAAAATTGCATACGGCCAAGGTATGTTTGCAATTAGTGGTGTATCTACTACATCAGTGGGCTATTCACAATACGGACTAGATTGGGATACATTGACTATAACTGCTGTAACAACAAGCACAGATGCTATAGCATTTGGTAACCCTGCTAGAACAGGAAAGTTCATTGCATTAGGCGGATCTGCAACCGCAACAGAAGTTAGAGATTGTAGAATTGGTGCTAAGGCAATGGGTAGAGTTGGTGTTGCTAATCAACAAGTGTTTGAAATTAGAATGACTGAACCTGGTTCAGGTTACACAAGTGCGCCAACTATTACTATTACAGATCCAAACAACATTGATGATGTAGAAACTGCTGTAAGACTAAATGATGGCACACTGGCTAACCCAACATTTATTAATAGAGGAAGTAGTTTCCTTACAGCAAGTGCCGAAATTGATGATCAAAACTCAAACGGATATGCCGATTTCTTCCAAAACGGACAATTTGTTGCTGTAAGACGATTGAGTGCAAGACCAGTAAATGGTTCTAACATTGAGTTTGATAGTCTTCCAGGACAATACTTCAAACTGGTTAATACGGTATCATTTGTTGGATCAAATGATGGATCATTTACAGGATTCTTACAAATAAGTCCAGATATGACTATAACTGATGCACCAGCTAACGGTGATCCAGTTGAGATGCGTATTCGTTACTCACAGGTACGTTTGACAGGACATGACTTCCTTGATATTGGTACTGGTAACTTTACTGATACTAACTATCCTGGAGTACCAGTTAATGATCCGGTGCAAGCAAACGAAACACGCGACTCAGAAGGCGGACGAGTGTTCTTCACAGCAACTGACCAAGATGGTAACTTTAGAGTTGGCGACTTGTTTAGTATTGAACAGGCAACTGGTGTTGCAACATTGAACGCTGAAGCATTTAACATTGCAGGCTTGCAAGAACTTACACTAGGTGAAGTTACACTAGGTGGTAACTCTGCAAGTATTAGTGAATTTAGTACAGACCCGTTCTTTACTGCAAACAGCGACAGTGTTGTACCAACACAACGAGCAGTGAAGGCATACATTGAAGCACAGATTGGTGGCGGCGGCGCATCGCTAAACGTTAACTCTGTAACAGCAGGTGACATTTTTATCAACACCAATCAAATAACTACAGTATCTGGAGAACAGATAAATATAAAAGCAAATGTTGTATTCACAGGAAACGTACTAGGCTTACCTGAAGCATTTAACTATTTCTTAAGATAAGGACGGAGCAAAAATTATGGCAAAAGGAATATTAGGAACCCCAACTGCACTAGGTGCAGCAGCAGACACAGTAATTTATACTGTCCCGACAGATAACTTCGCGGTGATAAGTATAAATGTAACAAACAGGAGTGCATCACAAAGAAATGTTAGAGTAGCTCTAGCAGCAACAGATTCTCCGACAACGGCAGAATGGATTGAGTATGATGCAGAACTAATCGCAAACGGTGTATTAGAAAGAAGTGGTATCGTTTTAGATGCCGGCAAGCGTGTGGTTGTTTATGCAAACAGTACAGACGTTAGTGCCATGGTATATGGAATAGAAACATCAACAGCTTAAGGAAATAGAAATGCGTAGAATTACAACAGGTGTCCAAGGCGGTCCGGTATTAGGACAATTTACAGCACTAGATAATAATCTGAAAACAATTCCTAATAACACAGATATTATTATAGATCCTAACGGCACAGGCGAAATTAAATTTGGATCCCATGCTCAAGTGCAAGCAGCAGGAACACTAAAATTTAATGATAGCGACAACAGTAACTATGTAGGTTTAACATCACCGGCAACGGTTAGCTCCAATGTTACATTTACACTTCCAGCGGCTGACGGAACTGCAGGTCAGGTCATTCAAACAGATGCATCAGGAAATTTAACATTTACTGATTCAGGAATTAACATAGGTAACGACACCACAAGTTCTAGCACATTTTATCCTAATCTTACAACTGCTACAAGCGGTAAAATTACATCAGCAACAGTAAGCTCAAGTAAATTAAGTTTTCAACCAAGCACAGGTACTTTGTCAGCAACTGTAATAAATGGCGGATCAGTAGATAGCACAAATAATATAACTGCTGGTAATGTAAGTAAAAGTTCTGATACTGCTATAAGATCACTAGCAGGTGATAGTAACAAATGTGGTTTCGAAGCATATGGTTCAAACCAAGGCACAGGTTATACATATGTAGGACAAAGTGATTTTGCCAGTGGTTACGGCGGCGGCATGTTCTATAATGGTGATGGAAGTCCTGCTTTTGCTAGTGGCGAAGCGGCTGATTATAACTGTTTCTATAGAAACTCTGCAGGTACTAAAACTGTAACAGCACGTTATTACTACAATGATAATAACTGGTACTTCCATGGACATGTATTACCAAATGGTACATCTAACGATCTTGGAGCATCTGGTTCAAGATGGCGCAACATTTACACAAATGACTTGCAGTTAAGTAACGGTATTGGTGACTACACTATTGTTGAGGGTGAAGAAGATTTGTTCATCTATAACAATAAAAATGGAAAAACATACAAGTTTATGCTACAGGAAGTTGATCCATCAATTGTTCCAGCGAAAGCAGATACCGGTGATAGTGGCGAAGCTGACGATATTACTCTAGATTAAAATCGTTTTGGTAACTAGAGCATAATTAATAGTATGCAGAAAGTTATTAGACCATTTAGCCCCCCAATTTATCTCGGAAAAATCTCAGACAAAGAATTGTCTTTTATTAGATCTATTGTTGATAGAGCTGGCGAAGAAAAGTTACCACCGACCGCAGGACTAGTAGGAAATATAAGAAATCAGTTTGCTATAGATTTTACAGACCTAGGAGAAAAGGGAAAATTTAAATCTATTTTTATTCCTCATCTAAGTTATTTTGCCAGTAACTGCAATGTTTTAGACAACAGAGAATTAGTAACAACAGAGTTCGATTTTGTTGATGCTATATGGGTAAATTTTCAACGACAAGGCGAATTTCAACCACTGCATTATCATAGCGGATTTCCAGGGCAGCATGTAGTAATTGTTTGGATACAAGTGCCAAATGAACTTGTAGAAGAAAATAAAATTTTGCAAGAGCATAGTATAAAACCTTGCGCCGGAAATATAAGTTTTATAAATGCAGGGCAAGAAACACTTTACAGTGGTCCTGAATTTGATTTCCTTCCAGAAGAAGGAGATATTGTTGTAATACCTGCAGAACAAAGACATTTAGTTTATCCATTTACAAGTGATGCAACTAGAATAAGTTTATCTTTTAATATAAGTTCAATGACAAATAGGAGTCCTGATAGATGAAAATAGTAATTGTTGGTGGAGGAACAGCTGGTTGGTTATCCGCATTGTTTGTGAGTAAAATACACGACGACCATTCTGTTACACTGATAGAATCATCTAAAATAGGCATTATAGGTGCAGGAGAAGGTAGTACAGGACATTTGCGTGACATTGTTACTAACGGTCTTTATGACTTTGGATGTAATGAACAAGACTTTTTTAAAGAAACTGGAGCCACTGTAAAATTAGGAATAAAACATAAAAACTGGACACCAAAAAAAGATTGGAGTTATTATGGTCCTATTGACGGTACTATGACCCCCAATGAAGTTCCGGACTATCATTTTTTACATGCTGTAGCTAACGACATTCCTGCACACTTAATTACTCAATTAGGTACTCTTATTGACGACAAAAAATCAACATTCTTAACTGAAAGCTACGGAACAGGCAACCATGCATATCATTTTGATGCCCACAAAGTAGGGCAATACTTTAAAAAAGTTTGTGGAGACAAGGTTAAAAATATAGATGCAGAAGTATTAGATGTTGTATTAGATCCATTTAATGGATATATTACTAAATTAAAATTATCTGATGGACAAGAAATAGAAGGCGATTTCTTTATAGATGCCAGCGGATTTAAAAAAGTTTTAATGGAAAAACTTGACAACAAATGGATAAGTTACAATGACAATCTTCCAGTGAATAGTGCTATGCCTTTCTTGCTTCCTTATACAGAAGATGACTATAAAGATTTAGAGCCAGTAACAACTGCATGGGCATGTGATGCAGGATGGATGTGGCAAATACCTACAGTAGATAGATACGGATGTGGCTATGTGTTTGACGACAGATTTATTACACCGGAACAAGCGCAAGACGAAATAGAAAACAAATTAGGCAAGAAAATTGAACCTATAAAAATATTAAAATTTGAAAGCGGTAGATTACAAGAACCTTGGAAGAAAAACTGTTTGGCTGTAGGACTAAGTGCAGCTTTTTCAGAACCACTAGAAGCGACAAGTATCCATGCAACAATTATACAGCTAACGTTTTTTGTGTTTGAATATTTGCGATCAACACAGAATCAAACAGTGTCCGACGGAAGTGCGTACATGTACAATAGAAGAGTCAATGGCATGTATGACAACTTTAAAGAGTTTTTAGAAATACACTACATGGGCGGAAGGACTGATACTGATTTTTGGCGATGGATAAATACAGGTGAAACACAAAGTGATCTTGTGAAATCAGTTATAGAACAGTGTAAGCACAAAGTTCCAGTAGGTCATGATTTTGCTCAAAACTATGGATATGCAGGTTGGGTACTTTGGGCATTTATTTTAAAAGGTACCGGACACATTAGTAAAGAACTTGCTGGCTTTGAATTAGACTTCTACGGAAAAAGAAAACACGGCGAAGAGATATTTACACAAAACAATCAGTTATGGACACCCTTGCAACAACGCTGTTTGTCTATGGAGGAGTTTGTTAGATCTAGACAAAAGATAAATACTAACGGAGATACATAAAAATGGCGATTAATTTTTCAAACGGTAAAGAGATTAGCGAACTAGCTGTTAATAAGCTATATGCTGAAGGTAGTATTTGTCAATGTGTGCAAGTAACAAACTCAGGAAATCACAGTGTTGGAAACAATACTTTGAAAGATATCTTTAATGCCAGTATAACAACAAGTAGAGCTAGTAACAAAGTTTTAACCTATTTTTATGTAACAGAACGTATGGACTTTGGCGGCAACAGATGGTCAATTATGTTTAACTATCTAAGATACGACGGACCTTCAGGAGCTAACCAAAATAACAGTTACTTAGTTGATAGTGGCTGGAATGGAACATACAGATTTTATCTAGGTGCATACGAAAAATACTATTTACATTCACCAGGCGTAGCCGGAACACATACATATACAGTTCGTTGTCAAAGTTACAATGCAGGTACAGGTTATGTGAATTATGCCGGCAATCAAGGCGGCGACGGAACTGGTGTAATTAGACTTATGGAGGTCGGTGCTTAATGGCAATTAATTTTTCAACCGGTCAGCAAATTACAGGTAACGGTACAAGGATTGCACCTGACGGACATATTATCCAAGTTGTAGAACATGTGCATACCAGTAGATTACAAACTAGTAGCACTAGTGCGCAAAACTTTTTTTCAGGAGCAATAACACTACAAGATTCAAGCCACGGTGTTGCGTGGTATTATAACTGTGCTCAACGCTGTGATAGAGGAGACGGTCCTTGGAGTTTAGGATACCATGACATGTACAGAGGTGGATACGGTTCCGGAACACGGATGTTCTACAGTGGATACAATGGATTTACTAGTGATAATATTATAAACTTTAGTAAATTTGGTGTTGATTATCCTGGTGTTACTAATCCTGGATATTATGTAAGAGTTTGGGCATATCCCGGAGCAAATGTACAGTTTAACAGCCCTAACAATCAAGGCAATGACGGTAGAGCTGTGTTAAGATTGATGGAGATTAAGCCTTTGTAGGTGGAGTAAAGAATGGCAATAATTTTTACAAATGGATCACAAATAGATAGCGCCTACTCAAGTGGTAGTTCAAGTCCAAGAATTAATATGGGCAATGGAAACATTGTTCAAACAACATATACTACTTGGACTGGCAGTAACTCAAGCGGCGGCAGCGGATTTGTTGATCTTTTTAACCATAGTATCACTGTACGTCCTGGTAATTTAATTCTTGTTGAATTTTTTATGAAGACAAGAGAAGATGTCGGACAAGGCAGATGGAATTTAAGCCGTCATAGAGTTACAAACACTACTACAGGAACACAAATTTTCCAAAGTGGATTCCACGGAGGACAATGTAACACAATTTATCAGTTCTCTGAACATAAACTACATGACCCAGGGTCGGGTGGAACACATACATTCCAAGCAGCATGTAGTGGTTGGACAGGAACAATGTACTTTAACAGATCGGGCGGCAACGGCGACGGACAGGCCTGGCTCAGATTAAGCGAAATAGCAAATTAAGGAGACACAAATGTTCGGACAAGCAAGACTTATAAATTACTCAACAGCACTAGAAGCACTTGTAGATGAGTGGCGTCTAGCTAACAGCATGAAACACGTTGGTTGGAGTATGAAAGCTGAAAATTCAGACGGATATTACAACGGCGAAGAAGTTGATCCTTTAAATGATTGGGACGCTATAGAAATCAATTGGGACGAGGACAACGAAATGACCAAACCTACTCTTGAACAACTTGATACAAAAAAAGCAGACCAAATTGCAAAAAAGGATCAAGAAGTTGCAAGAGAAATAAGAGATGAACTTATAAAACAAACAGACTGGATCGTTGCAAAATCTACTGAAGAGGGCGTAGAAGTACCAGCAGATTGGAAAGCGTATCGTCAATATCTAAGAGATCTTCCTACACTTGCAGACTGGACACCAACATACAACGAAGAAAGATTTGTAATGAATCTAAATGAAATTCGTGTTCCGCCTAATGGTGTTCCTTTAACATAATCACTTATATACAATTTTATAGGCTTTGCATGTAAATATCTACATGCAAAGCAATCCTATTGACAGTTATATCTCTGTATATAAAAATTTTTTCCCACAAGATTTTTGTGATAAATGGGTAGATTTTTATTCTAATAAAATTTACAGTTCTCATCAATGGCAAGATGACAATGACGCTAAATTTAAAATAAATCAACAAGAGTTTGAAGTTTTATACTTAGATAACTATAAAGACAAAGAATTTGTGTCTGTGATAGTAAATAATTTATTTAATTGTATGCAAAATTACGAAAACGATTTGAAAACTAGGTGTTATGTAAGTAAGTTTTCTCCGTTGAGATTAAACAAGTATTCTGCTAGTACAAAAATGAATAAGCATGTTGATCACATACATGATATATTTAATGGCACCGAAAAAGGCATACCTATTCTTAGTTTTATAGTAAATTTAAATGATGATTACGAAGGCGGCGAATTAGTATTTTTTGACGATGTAAAAATAAAATTAGACAAAGGAGATGTGGTAATTTTTCCTGCCAACTTCATGTATCCGCATAGGATTGAACCGATAATTAATAGTACTAGATACAGTTTAGTATGCTGGGGATTTTAGGAGAATTTATGTCAAAGATTATAGATCAATATAAGTCACACTTTTTGCACTTTAAAAAAACAGGCGAAATTTACAACAATACTGTTGCTGCATTTTTAGAAAACAATTTTGCAGTATTAATTGATACTCCTGACGGAGCAGTGTTTGAAGCTATTCCAACAGTTCAAGGATGGCTTAAAGAAAATTTAGACCCAGACATATGGGGCAGTAGAGAAAAAGTTGAAGCATATCAATACTACAAAGGTATAGGTAGATAATGGGCGTAGAAGCTATTTTCCCACAAGTATTGTATAAAACCAAAATTAGAGATTATAAAAAATACAATGCACAAATTGAAAATAGATTGAAATTCATTAAGAATGAAGTGCCACCTGGCGGCGCCAATTGGATAGGCTATGTTTATAACACCTGCGGAACTTTTGAAATACATACAGACCCTGAATTAAAAGAACTTAGTAATCTAATAACAAAACATGTAAATTGGTTTGCAGCAGATTTAGGTGTTGTAAGCGGATTTCGATATGTTCCTGAACAAAGTTGGGCAAACATTTATAATCAAGACGGTTATCAAGAATTTCATTATCACGGAGGATTTAGTTTTAGTGCAGTATATTATGCAAAAACAACCGAAAACACGCAAATTATATTTGAAAATCCTGTACAAGATATGATTCCGTTGCCAACATCGATGAATACACAATTAACATCAACAATGAAGACCTATAGACCCGAAGCAGGCGATTTAATAATTTTCCGCAGTCATTTGAGACATAGTGTTCCGCCACATAAAGATAAAGATGAAAGAATTACTCTTGCATTTAACTACAAAGAGGAAAAAATAAATGAGTGAAGTTTATAAAGTACCTAATCCTGTACAAAGACTATTTCCTAACACTATGATTTTAGATTATATTGACGTTGATACTAAAACACTAGAAGATTTAGTATGGTGGGCAAAAGCAAATAATTTTGAAAATGTAGGTCATAATCCTTTGTATAGCACACGTTTAGGAGATCAACTCATACCACCTAAACCTATCTGGGAATACCAACAAGCTCCTGGTATAGATAAAATAATGAACGAAGTTCAACACTATGCTGATATGTGGATAAAAGAACAATTAAGTAGCGACAATTACACAGCTCAGCCTGAAATAAGTTGGATAGTAAGTTATGACGAGGGCGGCATGCAATGGCCGCACATACACAAAGAATATAACTGGACAGCTATCATTGGTTTAAGAAATAACGGAACTCTGTTAATAGAAGATCCTAGACATTTAGCAGTAGGAACAGGACAAACAAATCAAATGTTTTACAAAGAGGTAATAATTAATCCAGGACAAATATGTATTACTCCTGGTTATCTTGCTCATCTTAGTGTTCCGTGTTATCATAAAGATGGTAGAGACATTTTAGTAATTAACGGAAAATAAATGCAACTAATTGATTACATTAAAGTATATGATTTTGAAGGTGACGGACTACTAGAGTTTCTTAATCAAAGAACTAAATGGAAGCACTCGCAAGACAACGACTTTGAAAAAACTGTAGGAGTGTTTGATTATTGTAAGGTAGATAATAGCATCCAAGACTACGGAAAATTATGGAGTATGTTACTAACCGGACAACTTCAATCTATTAACGAATACATAAAAGATTTTCCTAAAAGTGAATTTAGCGGCGGAAGTGCGTTTTATTTCAGAAAGTATTCAATAAATGGTCACACATACGAAGATTGTTATTATGATCCAACAGTGTCTAAACAGTGTAATTTTATAATGAATCTTAATGACGATTATTCAGGCGGAGAACTAAAAATTAATGACGAAATTTATAGATTAAAAAAGAATCAGTTAATAATATTTCCTTGTAATTTTATGTATAGGTGGTCACATCAACCAGTTGTGTCAGGCGAAAAATATACAATAGAAAGTTTTATAGTATGAAAGAAAATCATAAAATTTTAAGAAATTTTGTAGATAAAGATCTATGTAAAAGAATGAGTGACTTTATTAAGCAGAAAGTAAAGCAAGATCAATTCTACTATGATCCACAATGTACTATAAGTCCAGCAATGGAAAATATCTTCTTTGATGTAGGAATACATTTAAAACCAAAATTAGAAAAAGAGTTAGGTTGTACTTTAGATCATACTTACAATCATTGCAGATATTATAGAACTGGAGAAATATTACGACCTCATAAAGACAAAGATCAATGTGAAATTGCTCTTAGTGTTACACTAGATTATGACAATATGCATAAGCCTTGGCCTATATATGTCTATGATAATAATGAAATTGTAAAAGCAGAACTTGACATCGGCGATGTTTTAGTGTATAAAGGTAGTGAAACATTGCATTGGAGAAATCCGTTTAAAGGAACTTGGCAAACACAAGCATTTATTTTTTATGCTACAGATGATAGATTTGTAGATCCTTTTATAGGAAAACTTGAAGATGTAAATTTTGTAACGGAGTTTAAAGTAGATGGCTAAAATAATGCTAGAAGGTACAGATTTAGACGATTTTCATAACGCAGACCCAAATAAAATTTTTGTATTTGACGACATACTTCCTAAATGGTTAGTAGAATATGGTGCTGAAGAACTACTTGATTTTGAATGGAGATATGGACAAAGTTCTTATCCAGGCGGCGGCAACTTTTTTGGAAAGTGTTTGTTTGATGGATTTGAAACTGAAGGTAATTGGCCTTCAATAATAAAACTTGTGTTAGAAGGATTTAAAGCTCATTGTATAGAAACTGGATTTGAATTTGAAATTGATAACTGTGATAAAATTCTAGTTAATGGACAACTTCCTAGTACCCCCGCAGATCCTCATATGGACACCATAAAAAACTTCCACTGGACACTAATTTACTATTGCAACGATAGTGATGGCGGAACAGAATTTTATAAAAGTAGTAAAGATTTAACTTTAATAAAATCAGTAGATTTTAAACAAGGAAGAATGGTTTTATTTCCGAGTTACTATAATCACAAAGGAATATGCCCAACAGAAAAATTTAGGATATCTTTTGGTTATCAAATGAGAGCAAGAACTCCATTAAACACACCATTATCAATGGCTTCATTATGATAGAACAAAACCTTTTTAGAAACTTGATATACAAAGATACTTTTGAATTTGATCTACAAAAGTTACTTCCTACGATGAAACAAAGTCTTTTTCAAGACGGAGTTCCGTCAGCGGATAATTATGAAACAACACCTGCAGGAGCAACACCGCATCATTGGCCAGAATTCCATGAATTTCTTGTTTGGGCGGCAGAAAGAGCAGAAAAAATTGCCGAAGATTGGGAATTGCTACCATTAGAAAAATATATTGCAAGTAGTCATGTCAATAGGCAAGTTCAAGGGC